GCCGCCATTGCCAGCTCCGCCGCCATAGGCTTGTCGTTCATAGATTTTTTCTTTGATTTTTTCAGCGCCTGCAGTGAATGGGTTAGGCGCACCAGTATCCATGCCAAACACGTTAAGTGTTGGCTCATCTTTGATTTTGTTACCAGCTAAATCAGCCATAGCAATCCAGTCAGACTGGTCTTTGCGAAGGTCTGAGAACTTAAAATCAGTTTTCCCAGCCAACTTGCGCAAGTATGTTGGGTCTTCACCGTTGTTGGCCGCACCTTCAATGAGCGCCGTTTTGTAATCCACATTGATGCTGTCCATAGTGTTATCAATAATCTTACGGACCGCTTCAGCCTCTTTTTCGCAGGCGTTACCAGCCATCTTAGTAATAGCATCCTTGCTGTCGCTCCAGTTATAAGCATAATCACGAAGAGTTTTATAAATCTCTTCTGCCTGTGTAGGTGTAACCGCCCCACTACCACCTAGCATATCATCTAGGCCTAAACCGAGTTCAGCTAGCTTTCTCCTCTGGGCGGCACTTAATCCAATAGTATTGTCGATATTAGACAAATCCATAGTAACACCGCTTTTCTCGGCGTATTTTAAGCCTTCTTGTTTGATGTCTTCACGTAATGAGAGTGCAGCTTGAGCTTTATCAGCTACGTTTGCTTGGTCAATCTTTTCGGCTCTAATTCTCTCTGCCACGGTTTTATAGTGTCCGTCAATAGAGCCGGATTTTCCTACTAGCCCACGGTATTGTTTCGCATTTGCATTCATGCTTTTTGCGGTCATATCGTCCAGCTTACGTGCAGCCCTCTGTTGTTTGGTTGAGCCTGTAGCACTGTTTTCTAATCTAATGTTAGTGGTCTCGCCATTCTTTAATTTAACATTAAAGCCACTATTGCCAAGACCACCATAATCAGGAGCGGCAGTAGCGGTAGGAGTTCCGCCCCCTCGCATACCACCACCAGCAGAGCTCACCCGTGCTTTAAGTTCGGCAATCTCATCAGCTAGAGCAGGATTAGAAGTCTTAGGTGGTTCAGCCACAACATCTTCTACGCCTGGGGTAGATACTGGAGCTTCAATCTTAGCTTCTTTGTTTCCAAGAACCACATCTATATTCTTCTTGCGAGTCCTAGGCTGAGTAACCTCAATCTTGGTCTCTTTAGGAGCAGATACTTGGTCAATCATCCTCATCTGGTTAGGGTCAATATCGGTCTCACTCTCAAGTTGTGGAGCCTCGTCATCTAAGAGTAACATATTACTCTCATTAAAGTTTTTAGCAATATCTGCTCTCTCCTGTGGAGTGAGTATATTATAGTTAATCCCTTTATCGGTGAGATTACCGTCCTTGTCATAGACATCTGGTTTAATATCCTGCTTGGTAGCAATTTCATGTAGCTGCTCATAGAGAGGGTCCCCCTCAAGGTAACCTTTTTTTGCCCCTCGTTCAATATCTTCTGCAATATCCGAGGACAAGTCATTATGCTCGTCCATATTAAAGAGGAGTTTTGAATTTCTTTCTGCTCTCTCTGCGAGCTCTTGTTCGGCAGTTTTTGCTAGCACGGACTTCTCAAATTCTTTTGCGAGGTCAGCGGCAACGGGTTTCTCGGCATTAGGAAGAATAATCCCAGAAGAGCGGCCAAGCAAACCATCGAGAGTAGAACCAGACCCTTTGGCTAGCGTAGAGACACCAGCACCAGTAAGACCTTGAGCTACAGAGTTCGCCACAGCTTTAGAGGCTACATCTCCAACCAAATTATTGAGAGCTGATGTCCCAACTTGTGGCAAAGCACTAGCCCCAGTCTTGGCTACAGCGTTGGCACCTAATTTAATTAAGGCGTAAGGGTTCATGATTATTTTTCTCCTTTATATGTATTATAAAGCTCTTGTATCTCTTCGTCAGTTAGCGTGTTAGTGTTTTTTCCCTTCATGAGCTGTGCGAGTAATAGACCACCGCCAGCGCCAGCGATAACTTTACCTTTTTTAGTCTTAAGCAGGTTAGTGATATTCGCTCCAGCCTTAGTCTTGGCAAAATCATTACGGATGTTCTGGAGATTTGCGCCTAAATTGTTCAGAGCTTCACCGAAGTTAGCAGCTTTTTGTCGTGGTACGCCATTTTCTAGATAATCGCGCAAAAGATTGGTAGCTTCTCTACTTCGGTTCAGATTATACCCATTAAGCAACGTCCCCGTCTTAGTATTAGGGTCGTAATTGGCCATATTATGCTTAAATCCATCTTTAACAAGGTTTTCTAGAGTTTCTGCATCCAGATTGTCTAAGTCTATATTAGCCCACTTGCCAGTTGCCTTTCTTGGCGCGCTTTTAACGGCATCCATAGTTTTGCCGCCACCTAATCTCATACTAGGTGAAATTGTCGCAGTTTGGGTGTCATTCTTGAGGTGGTTAAGAGCATCCTGATAGATAGTAGTATCACCAGGGGTCGACGTATATTTGTCCCATGCCTTGCCAAGACCATGGCCTACACCAGCTAGGCCTCCACTGACTCCTGCCCCTAATGCTACGCTAGTAGCCAGTTTGGACGGGTCGAAGTTCTCAAACCCCATATCTCTCATACTACCAGTAGCCCCATAGCCAGCACCGAATAAGGCACCTTGAGCTATCTTCTGACCTAAGCTTTTAGGAGCTTGGCTTGCCGCTATCTTAGCGGCCTGTTTCGCAGTTGCATTACCAGCGGCGACTGCTTTACCAGCCTTCGCTAATGACATAGATTTAGCCATAGGCACAACAGTTAAAGCTGCCTCGCCTAGAGCACCTAAATCAGAGCCAATATCCCTCGAAACGCCGAGAGCATTTTTGCTACTATCCCAAGCATTTTGTTTGCCACCAGATAATGCCATACCAGCTAAATCACCAACAGCTGAAGCCGTCTGAGCAATAGGGTTTAACAAACTACCGATAATACCATTACCGAATGTATTATATCGACTTGCCTTGTAATTATTTGTACTCTCATTCTGTGCGAGTTGGTTTTGCTGCATGATGTCAGATTTATACTTTCTCGCACCGCCAGTATAAGTTTTATCTAAATAATCATTAAGACCACCGTAGATTCTATCGTAGTTGTTTTGGATACCCTCATTATAGTATTTGTCTTTAAGGGCATCTTCATAGCTAGTTTTCTTCTGACCGTTTCCAAAGAGTAGATTAGATACTATTCCCATATTCTCTCCTACTGAAGACCATACGCTGATAGCATATCACCGTAATCTTCCCTTAATAGTTTTTGCAAGTATTTGCCGTTAAGCCCATCAGAATTATAGTTATACAAGAAGTCCTCAAAACCTTTTTTACGCAAGTTATTGGCTTGATTTCTTGTTGAGTTAAATCCGAGTCCAGACCCAATTATACCGTTCGCACCAAATGGGTCAAAATACGTTCCGATATTGCCTGTCTTTTGGTCTAAGTCGCCTAATTTAGCTTGGTATGCGGCATATACTTTCTGAATATTATTAAGGTCATTAGCTCTAGCAATATCCTTGTTATTATTGCCTCTGACCCATGCGTTACCGTCCCACTTGTACCCACTACCTAGGTATTTAGAAATATCAGCTTTTGCCTTGTCAGCAGCAAGTCGTGCATTGTTACGAGCAGTCTCTTGGTCTTGAGCATAACGAGCTGTTTCAGCATCAAGATTCTTAGCCCAAGCCTGAATTTCGTTCTGCATATGGTGATATTCGTCATCAAACATCTGGCCATAGATAGAATGTTGGAGATTCTTCTCATTTGCGACTTGGTTGTAGAGTTTATTAGCCATATCCATCTGGGTTTGCAAGTTAGTCATAGATTGAGCGACCTTAGCTTGTTCTTGGCCCATATTAGTCTTAGCAAGATTTTGAGCAGCCCCTAGGGCGTTCTGATACCTACTTAAATCACCAGCGTTTTGTCTTGTCTGATAATCAAGAGTATTCTGGTATCTAGCCATCTGATTACCGAGGGCTGCGTTTCTCTGATTAGAATTAAGAACCACATTGGAATTAGCGTTCACAGAGCTTGGTAAGGTGTTCATGGTCGAAATAGTGGCGTTCACACTGTTTAAGCTCTTTTCGTACTGAGATTTAGCGTTATCAACACCTTCTTCGCCCTTGGCTTGGCGGTATAAGTCCCCATAAGATTGCTGCCCACCATAAGCTTGGTCATAAGCACTTTGTGCTTGACCAATTTTGTTATATTGGGCGTTATATTTGTTCTGTTGGTCTCCTATGGCCGTTTTTTGTTCGTTAATACGGTCAATAAAATTGTGGCCACTCTCGGCTGGACCGTTCGCTACCCAGTCGCTCACAGGTTTAGACCCAAAGTATGTGTTGTAAGCCATGTTATTCCTTTCTTGTCCACGACTGGAAGTCTTTGTGGTTATTTAATTGTTATTATATCTTAATTAAACGTAAATATCAAAAGCTACCTAGAGCTTAAATATGCCAAACGGCCGAAAAATCCGCCAGCATTTGCCACAGAAGCGGAGTTTCTAGCCTGCTGTCTGTTTTGGTAATTATTCACTAATGATTCTGCTAGATTGCTCTTATATTCCTGATTGCGCTGAGCGATTTGAGCGTTGCTGTAAGCTATAGATTTATCAGCCTCGGTTTCTTTTAAGGTCATCTCTGTATTTAATGCTTGCATATATCTATTAAGAGCAGTGGTCATCTTTCCTAACCATACAGATTGAGCATTGCCGTATTGACGGTACTGCCAGCTTCTATACTCGCTCTGCCAAGTGCTTTTTTCTAGTTTACTATCCATCAACCTTTTTTCAGCGTCCATATATTTGTCTGTCGCGATTTTGAAGGCATTATTATAGTCGCCTAGTTTACTCCATTGGCTAGACATCTCTGCTTGAGCATATGCAGATTGGTTCTGTCTTGCATTTTTCCACACATCTTCATACGCAGAGGTTCTATTTTGCATAGCATCACGTTGACGCACGGCCCTATCTGCAAGTGTGTTGTACACACTCTCACGTTGGCTTTGGGTTAAAACCCTGTTAGATGATGCGTTAATTGTGCTAGGAAGAGCATTTAATGTACTCTCCGCTAGTGCTAAGGCTTTTTTGTTCTTTTCGTAATTGTTCTGGGCGTTCTTCACCCCAAATTCGTTTTCGGATTCCTTATATACATCACCGTATTTTTTCATGCCGCCATAAAAAGAATCGTAGTCATCTTGTCTTTGATTGACAGAGGACCAGCTCTTGTCTTTCTCTCTGACTAAGTTATCGATATTTTTCTGAGCATCATTTATCTTATCGACAAAGCTCTGGTTATAGTAACTGCTAGCCTTTTGCGGCTGATTGTTCATTAAGTTTCGGTACTGATTGTCCCAATATGTGCTGCTGTTCATAATAATTCCTCCATAGAATATGGACATAGATAAATTGTTAAATCAAAGCTGGAACCTGCAAAGTCGATAATCCCATACGTTCTTGCGGTAACATCCCAGGCAACGACCCCTTCATCAAAGAAGTAATCTCGTTTATAAACATCACTCCAGTAATAATGTCTATATAGGTATACATTTTTATCATCAATTTCCACACTATACGGCGGTCTACTGGTCCCAAATACATCTTCTTCTGTGCTATTGTTGCCAGGGATGCCATATCTATTATCCATAAAGAACCAGTATGTTTTATCTGGGTAGGTGATATTACAGGCATCGAATGTGTTGGTCTCAAAGGTATTAAAGCTACCATTTTCGGCGGTCGGTCTGATACCACCACCTACGGCAGATTGCATATTGCCAGTTATAGTACCGACCCCGTACAGAGTCGCAGCTGGTGGGAATAAACTATAAGTATCTACGTTCTTAGTATGCACCCACTTACCCCTAGTGTTTTTTACAAAACTACCAGAGATGGTTGCATACCCCATAGGTCTCTTCTTGTACCCATGTGGGATAGTTGCGACTAACACTTTGCCGTATCCGTGATATTGCGAGATGGTATTTCTTCTAGCGGGCGGTAACTTCACTGTCGAAGCGGACTTAAAATCATACTGATTAGTGTCCGTAATGTGTATTGTCCTAAAGGCCCTTTTGATGTCTGGATAGAGGGGACCAAAAATCGGCCACTTAGAGTTGACCACGCCATTTATTTTTTTGCCAGTCTTGTCATCATAGGTGCAGAATCCATAATCACTCATGATATCACCATCTCCTCATATTCTGGACTCACCATCGGGCTTCTTAATACCACCAAACTGTTTTTAGTCGTTACTTCAGCCTGAAAAGATGTAGACGACACTGCCCATGCGTCCTTTAAGGCAGAGCCATTATTACCACTCATATAAAACGGATAATCACGAGAATAGTACGTTCCACCATCTATTTCGGAATTTGTGCTACTATTCCCCATAAAAGAGTAAAATTCAAACGGTAGTAAAGCTCCATTTTTCGCTTCATTTGGGCTCTTCACTGGCGACCAAATCACCCTCTTGTCTCCATTGCCGACCAAAGATGTCTTCTCGGTTTTTACGGCTTGAACTAGTTTAGAAAACATATTGGTGCTAAGCCCTGGTACGTTTCTTCCGAATTTAGAAGAGGACTTAATCCCGTAATCTCTGTTAAGCTTAAGCATACCAAGTGGTTTTTCTGTGTATGGATAATCTACATCAGTAGCGATATCGATTGAGAACAATACTATGTAACCTGGCACACTAGAAATATCATCACTCATCATAAAGAACGGAGTGAACCCCATGCGATGTTGCTTCTTAGCGTATGTAGACAGAATGCAGATTCTAGAGACCGTAGTTATGAGATTGCCGTTGGTTTGGCTCTCGTGTGGATAGATATAAGAGGTTCTCTTGCCTGCAAGAGGCTTCCTGACATATTTTTTATTAACGCTAATGAGCCGATAGCCAGTGTTATTCTCGTAGGGGTCAAAATCAAATGTGTTGGTATCATTATATCCAGCTGGTGGCTCTGTCGGGTAACTAATAACCTCAGAGCTACTAACTTGTTTCCAGGTAGTTTTATCCATCACCGTGGTGGTGATTTTGTACTCATAAACACTCTCAGTGATGAAGTTATCCATCTTTAAGACATTGGCTATTTGTAAAATCGGCCAGTTGGAATTAAAAAGCAACTGATTCTGTGCGCAGTTGTTAGCGTCATACCCTGGTCTAGCTACACGCACGCCATAATCAGCACGTTTTTTTAAGTTTTTCTTATTCGGCCGATATTCCATAATGGGCTCCTAAAACTTACCTTTGCCGTACCCCATCACCATAACCTTTCGGCCGTTGGCGTTCACAACTTGGATTTGGCCCCTAATTCTCTGAGTGCCACGGAGCTGGCCAGTACCTAAATCACCAGCCCCAACCCTCTTTTGATGTGCATTATCGCTGATTTCTACGTTATCGACTGTCCTGAATCCGTACTCTGTTTTAGAAACTTTTCCCTGACCCAGTGGTCTTACAACATCAGCTATTTTATCATTATAACCATATTCAATCATTATAGTTTTAGCTCCTCATTATTAACTCGGATTTCGGCACTCACTTGCTTAATTACTGGTGTGAGCATATCATTATCCGTGGTCCCGATAAACCCATATTGTAATTCATGGAAACGCGTATTGATTTCACAGGTTATGTATCTATCTCCAGTGGTAGCTGTGGCTGGGCCTAATACCCATTCTCCATCATCAATTCGGTACATTGGCGTGATAGTTGTGTTGGCTGGTAATGGGTCAAAGTAAATGCCGACTCGCAAGGCAGTCTTCTGGAATGCTGGACTGCCAGCATCATACTGAAGACTCTTCCACATATAACTAGTTGATGTACCGCTATCATTATCTACGACCGCTAAACCATAAGTTGGTTGTGGCTTATTTTTCTCCTTAACCTTATACGAGTAAAATAACGTGTCGCTGAAATTATAGACGGCACCAATCTCTAACTGTTGGTCGTCTGAATTGTACTGTTTCAATGTTTTATCTGGTGTCTCAGCTGGGATTCGATAATTATAGGTAAAACAATTTGGATAGTTTTTATCCACGCTACCGAAAGCGTAAACGCCGTGTCTCACTTTATAGGCGGTGGTCTTGCTCGGGAATCCAATCATCAGGATGCCTCTTCGCACGGCCATCATGTTTGGGTTAATTTCGGTTACTGAATTTCTGCCAGTATATTCCGTATCAGTACCACTAAGCGTACGTACTTTTATGAGCTCCTTGCCACCTGTATAGGCATACAAAGCCCCGTCTACTACTACATAGACGATATTCCCAAAGTTATAAATACATTTCGGAGCACCCATTGTACAGTCAATATAGAAATTAGGGCCTTCTGTTCTTCGGTCCCAGAAATAGATTCTTCCTGCCTGGAATCCTCTCTTGGAGCCCACTGAGTACTTTTCTGCACCAACCATTAAGTATTCATCAGAAGAGCCAAAACAACATACCTCGAAACCATCATCTAACCTCAATGCGTCCTGGATAAACAAGGTGTCATTTATATACGATAAAGGTGAGCTCTCTTTTGTCGAGACATATCTTCCGTTACCAATATACAACTTATCATAGATACAGATTGGATGCTTCTTGTTAAAGGTTTCGTGTAACACCGTGGCCGTAGATGTAATATCGGCTGTTAGCCATAAACTATCAGCCACAGAGGACTTGATTGCATAGCCAGCACTAGAGGCTACCACGTGGATATGCATAACAGTGCCAGCCTCGATTGTATCGCCAGCCCAAGGAGTGAAAGTAAATTGGTTAGACGCATCCAAGTCTTTAGTCGGATTTGGCCTAACGTCGAAATATGTATAGCCAGACGTTGATACGTCAGCAGAGTTTTTAGCTACACTAGATGCTATAACTACGTTGTTTTCATCATGAACTTCTAACCGAACCGTTCCTGCTCCCTTTGCCGTGAATCGTACGCCAATCTTAGCCACTGGGATAGCGGCAGGTAAAAATAATATCTTATTAGCTTCGGTCTCGCTTATAGATGTCTGCACTGGGACGCTTTGGGTGCCTGCACTTCTTCTAATGTCTTCATCGGATTGATAGATGATTCTGTCATGGTCTCTCTGGATTTCGATAGCGTAATTGATATATTCGGAATTATCCTCAATAAACTCATGCTCATTAGTGGCTCTTGCCGTCCCCACTGGATTCATAATATGGCCGTATGAGTAGAGCTTATGGCCACCATCTGCCCACCACAGGCCATCGTCAATATCTGATGTCTCTAAACTAAAGCCAGATGAGTTAGCCTTTGTAGAAACAACGCTAATAGCGTTGTTCTCGTCTATTTTATACAACTTGCCCTTATCGTCTATTGCCCAGATGTTGCCGTCCTTAGATTGCGTCATAGCGGTGATTAAGCCAGTAACCACGCCACTATCGGGGAGTTTTCTAGACATTGGCAAAACAGTCATCTGAGATGGGCTTTTACGCACATCTAAACACTCGCCATCATAATACGAGTTCTCGATTCCAATCTTTCTGTCTGTCGATAAGCCACCATAAAATTCTGTGCTACCGACCATACGACTTCCGCTATCGCCTAACGCCATGCTACAATCCCTCCGTTAATCTTCCCATCGTAAGTACATCGGATAATCCTGCCGCCCTACGTCTATTCGGGTTAATCACCCCACTAGTTGTCTTTGAGCCGTATGTTTCGCGATATTGTTTAAGAGCATCCTCAAAAAGGCTCCTATACATCGCAGAGCTGTCTGTGTCTTTTCGCATCGCGAAAAATTTGAAACAAGCGTAGTTTACAGCGGCCTCATGGTATTCTTCTGGATATGGTGGGACTTGTCCCATAGTAAAACTAATACCAACCCCTGAAGGCCCTAAGTAATTATTGTCAATTTGCATCGTGTTGCTATTGATTACTTTTTGGACCTTATACCAGTTGCCGTCTTCAGCATTATTAGACTTAATCCAAAAGTTCTCGGTCATATACGGCTTAAAACCACCAGGCAAACCAGTGGGGTCAGGATTGGTGATATTAACACTATTTTGGGTTACATTAGCATTAAATGTGAAGTCGTCGATTCCCATATCCCTAATGCGAGGTTCATAACTTACAATAAGCCCACCAGATACATTAGTGTCTGGGCATGGGAATAAACCAATCTCATCGTTACCTCGGATAAAGTAGTAGCTTGGGGTACCCTTAGCAGGGTAAATGTTAAGTTTATCCCACTCGTGTTCACTGTGGATTTCGGTTAGTGGGATTATGATTTCACTACCAGTTTGGGTCTTACATCTCACGGAACTAACTCGATGCATATCTGAAGCGATTTGATAGTATTGTTTACCTGCGGTGAGGTTAGCGATTTTTTCTTTTCTTGTCCATCCACGGCGTGCCGCGTTCTCAAAAAGCTTATCAGCCATATTTAGGTTACTTATAATAATATCCATCTCTGGCTCTAAGTAATTGATTCCGCAAAGTTTGGCGGTCTGCTTTTTTCTTTGGGTGAAGGTTAGCATAATATTATTCTCCTTGTTTTTATTATAGCATTTTAATTACTGTCGACCAAAGGATACTGCCATTCCTCAGGCATAGGGTCATCTTCTTTCCAATCACTACTAGCTCTATCAGAAGATTCCCAACTAGTAAGTGTGTGAGATTCATTATTTGACCATTCCGATGCAGTGGATGTGGTCTCTTCCCAGTTCTCTGGTGATACTTTCGCCTCATCAGACCATTTTACCTCTGTTTTATGTTCATCCTTCCATTCTTCTGGAGTTTTACTAGTCGTATCATTCCATGATTCAGGGGTTTTGCTATCTTCATCCCACTTTTCTGCGTCTTTTTCTGTGCCACCCCAAGCTTCAGGCTCTTTATCTCGTTTGCCCCAATCTTCTGGCAGCGGAAAATCAGTGTCTCCCCATCTTGTTGGGAGTTTTTCTGGGGTAGTAGCCCTAATCCTGACCGCGCCTTCTATACTAGCTACTCCTAGTTTCGTTATCGTAACGGCTCCTGTAATTTCCGATTCATTTATCCTATAAATGTTTACATTGCCAGTAATAATACCAACATTTTGCCTATAGATGTTTACATTACCAGTGATTACCTTGAGATTATCCTTCTTTATGTCGACTACCCCGAATATTTGAGCTGAAGATATTTTTTGGTTAGGATTATTTATCATCACCGAACCAGTGATGCTTTTAGATGCTTTGCCAGATATTCTCACAACACCGTCAATGCTTTTTGTTGTACTCTTCTCGATACTGACTACGCCAAGGATGCTTCTTTGGCTGTCTCTTGCGATTCGTAGATTGCCGTTGATACTCTTGCTTTCAATCCTCTCAATGCGGACACGGCCACTGATGTTTTTCTCAATCTTTTTGCCGACATTAAAATACAGCCCACCCCAGGCTGTCATACCCCACGTAGAGCCTTTTCGCTCTATTTTTGTGGGGATATTATATATTACTAGGTCATTATCAAGGAAAGCATCATTGCCACTATCGCTTGGGTCAAGCCAAAATGCAGAGGTGATTGTGATAGCATCCCCAGGGCTAGCCTTTAGGCTAAAACTTTTGGTTACAGGGTCGCTATAATAGCCGTTCCATCTAATACTAGTGCTTAAACCAGAAGGAGAGGCAACAGTTACCTCTGGGTTCTTCGCTCCAGTAAATGCTTCACACTTGAAAGCAAAACTAGCATTGAAGTCGTATTTGTCGCCGTTCTTAACACATGAATGTACAGTAACGGTAACAGCCCCAGCGTAATGTTCCTCTCCTCCAGCCATTGTATTGACCTTCTAGATTATTTATCGTTGACGATTTTAGCGCCTAAGAATAAAGCCCCCAAGAAGGTAGTAACGCCACTAAATGTAGCTAAGATAGCTTCAATAGGCCATCCCCAGTGCCAAGCAGAATTAAGCCCTGCAAGGAGCGTAGCTGTAGCAGGTAGCACGATAGAAACCACCCACCTTAAACCTTCATATAACCACTGTGGTAAAATTCGTTTGTCTTCAAACATACTAAACCTTTCTTATTTTTTAATTACAAGCCTCNNTAAAGTATCTCCACGAGCTACGGTATAGACAGTCTCACTATTCCCGCCAGAGTTGCCACCACCTACATTACCAGAGTAAATCTTCAAGACTTGTCCTGGGTAGATAAGGTTAGGAT